AGGCGAGTACGAATTAGAAGATGGTCGTGTTCTTGTTGTTGCAGTAGAAGGTATCATTTCTGAAATCAAAGAAAAAGAAGAAGAAGCTCCTGAAGTTGAAATCGAAGTTGAAGCACCAGTTGCAGAAGAAGAAGTAATGGCAGAAGCTGAAGTAGCTACTCCAAAAAAGACGGTTGAATCAATAATTAAAGAAACTTTCTTTTCTGAGATGGAAGCATTGAAAGCAGAGAATGAGGAATTGAAAGCTAAACTTGAAACATTTTCAAAAGTTGATCCTATTGCAGAGGTTGCTGTTGAAGAAGCTACTGATAAGGTTGAGCTTGAGGAAGTGAAACCAATTGTATTTAACCCAGAGAATAAAACACCAAAGGAGATGATTAAATTCTCTCAAAAACGTGGTATGTCTACTATGGATAGAATTTTAGATAAATTAAGTAATTAATAAAAAAACATAAAAAAATGTCATTAACAATTTCAGGAAGTACTTATGCTGGCGAATTTGCAGGTAAGTACATTGCAGCAGCTCTTTTGTCTGCTCCAACATTAGAAAAAGGTGGACTTACTATTCACCCTAACGTAAAATTCAAGCAAGTAATTCAAAGAGTTTCTACAGGAAACGTTATTGCGAATGCTTCTTGTGATTTCTCTGATTCCACTACGGTTACTCTTACTGAGCGTGTATTGGCTCCTGAGGAGTTCCAAGTTAACCTACAGCTTTGCGCTTTGACTTTGGCTGCTAACTGGCAAGCTGCTGAGATGGGTTATTCAGCGTACAACTCAATCCCTAAATCATTTGAAGATTTCATTTTAGCACACGTTGCTGAGAAGGTAGCTTCTTCTATGGAGAGTACAATTTGGGTTGGTGCTAACGCTACTGCAGGTCAGTTCGATGGTATCGCTACACAAATTGCTGCTGATGCTGCTTTGCCATCTGCTCAAGAAATTGCAGCTGTTGGTGGTGGTGTAACAGCTGGAAACGTTGTTGCTCAACTTGGCTTGATCGTTGACGCTATCCCTGCTCGTCTTTATGGTGCAGAAGATTTGAAACTTTATGTTTCTCAAAACATCTATAAAGCGTACGTTCGTGCTTTGGGTGGATTTGCTGCTGCTGGTGTAGGTGCTAACGGATACGACAACAAGGGTACTAACCAAGTTCTTGGAGATGTATTCTTTGATGGTATTCCAGTATTCATGGCTAACGGTCTTGCTGCTAACACAGCTATCGCTACACCAACTTCTAACCTTCACTTTGCAACTGGTTTGCTAAATGAGATGAACGAAGCACGTGTTATCGATATGCGCCCGATTGATGGTTCTCAGAATTTCCGAGTAATCATGCGCTTTACAGCTGATGCTAAGTACGGATTTGCAGAAGATATCGTTACTTACGGAATCACTAACGGTGCTAATTAATATTAACTGACTTAATCAACGGGGAGGGCGGTTTTTCTCCCTCCCTTTTTTATAACATTTAAACCTTAAAATTATGTCATGCGATATTTCAAATGGTTTTGCTGAACCATGCAAAAGCAGCATCGGAGGGCTTGACGCTATCTACCTAATCAATTATGGTGATTATACAGCTAATGATATTACTTATAACGGAACTAACACGGATCAAATAGACGATATCAATAGTGTTTCTACTGTTTATAAGTTTGATTTGAAAGGAGCTAATAGCTTCGAGCAAACAATTACTTCAAGCCGTGATAATGGTACTACCTTTGTTGAGCAAACTTTGACCGTAAGTCTTAAACAACAAAGTGCAGTTAAACACAAGCTAATTAAACTTTTGAGTTACGGACGTCCTCACATCGTAGTAAGAACTCGTGCAGGTCAATACTTCCTCGCTGGTCTTGAGCGTGGAATGGACTTGACTACTGGCGTTATTTCTAACGGAACGGCAGCTGGTGACATGAATGGTTACACACTTACTTTTGTAGGTCAAGAGAATATCCCAGCTAATTTCTTGAATTGTTCAACTGAGGCAGGACTTGTTACAGTTCTTTCTTCAGCTTCTATTGTCACTTCATAGTGTTTCTTTCATAGTGTTTAGATTGGGGAGGCTTCGGTCTCCCTTTTCTTTTTCAAAACAATTATGGATAAGTGTAGTTAATATAGTATGATTATCTTACAAGAAGTAGGTACGGCACAAAGTTTTTCTTTTATCCCTCGTCAGGATACTTATAATACTTTGCAGATAACAGACGAACAGACTGGAGTTACAACAAACGTAACTATTACTACAAATGTTATAGGTCAGTATTACAATACGATCACAGCTACTTTTTCTTTAAAGCAAAATCATTACTACACACTAACACTTAAGCAAAACACGGACGTTGTTTTTAAGGATAAGGTATTTTGTACTAATCAATCTATACCTACATTCAGCGTAAACAATGGTCAATATATAGTGAATACGTCAAATAACGACTTTATACTTTATGAGTAATATACACGTACTTAAACTGGCGCAATACGAACCGCCTGTAGTAGAAGAAAGCAAAAAACACGAATGGGTGACGTATGGTGAGAATAATTCTTACTATACTTTCCTTATGGAGCGTTACAAAAACTCTACTACAAACAACGCTATTATAAACAACATCTCACGCCTAATCTACGGAAAAGGGTTGAGTGCTACGGATGCAAACAAGAAGCCTAACGAGTATGCTCAGATGAAAGCTATGGTTAGCGCAGAAGATTTGCGTAAGGTAGTATTAGACTTTGAGATGTTAGGACAAGCAGCATTTCAAGTACATTACACAGCTGATAGAAAGAAAGTACAGAAACTTTATCACATTCCTGTGCATTTATTAGCACCCGAAAAGTGTAATAAAGATGGAGAGATAGAGGCTTACTACTACTCTAATAACTGGGAAGATACACGTAATTATACACCTGAAAGAATACCTGCTTTTGGATTTGGAAAAGAGAAAGTAGAAATACTAATAGTTCAGCCTTACTCTGTAGGGATGAAATACTTTAGCTACGTAGACTATCAAGGAGGTATCCCTTACGCAGTTTTAGAAGAAGAGATTTCTAACTATCTTATCAATGAGGTTCAGCGTGGTTTTAGTGGTCGTATTGTAGTCAACTTTAATAACGGAGTTCCTACACCTGAAGAGCAAGACATCATTAAAAGCAAGGTTTTAAGCCAACTTTCAGGAACAGACGGACATAAAGTAATCGTAGCATTTAATAACAACTCTGAAAGCAAGACTACGGTAGATGCTATGCCTGTTAACGATGCGCCTGACCTTTACAATCAGTTAAGCGAAGAGTGTATGCGTAAGATCATGCTATCTCATAACGTTACTTCACCGCTTCTCTTTGGTATTGCTTCAACAAACGGCTTTAGTTCAAACGCAGACGAGTTACAAAACTCATTTATTCTATTTGACAACTTAGTTATTAGACCTAAGCAAGAAGTAATATTAGATGCTATTGATAAAGTTTTATCATATAATGGAGTTAGTCTTAACTTATTCTTTAGAACTCTTAAACCACTTGAATTTAATGATCTTGAGAATGCGCAAACGCAAGAACAAGTAATTGAGCAAACAGGTACAGAACTATCTAAACACGGAGAAGCTACAGACGAAGAACTTGACGTACTATTAAACGACCTTGAGGGTGAAGTATTAGGAGACGAATGGGAGCGTGTTACAGAGCGTGAAGTAAAAGCGGACAACATAAGTACTGAGGAGTGGGTAAATAATGCGTTAAACCCAAAGAAAAGCGTATTGGCGAAACTTGCTTCTGTAATTAAATCAGAGCCGAGTAGAGAATCAAACTTAGATAAGTCAGTATACAAGGTTCGTTACGAATATTCAGAGCGTTATAGCAAACCTAATTCAAGAGACTTCTGTAAGAAAATGATGGCTCGTACTGCAAGCGGTGTGGTTTATCGTTTAGAAGACATTGACAAAGCAAGTAGAGCAGGAGTTAATAAAGAGTTAGGACATAAAGGACAAGCATACGACTTGTTTAAATTCAAAGGTGGCGTTAATTGCTCACACTATTGGAAAGAGGTTCTTTATAAACTAAAGAAAAAGGATGGAAAATATGTTGAAGATAAATCTTTAAGCTCTTCAAATGAGGTTAGTTCAATACCTAAATCATACCAACCAAGACCTACAGGAAACGCACAAAGCAAAGTAGCACCTATTGATATGCCTAATAACGGGCATCACCCTAATTACGGAAAATAATGGCAGAGGCTTTATTAATAACGAGAACAGACATAGTTAAGTTTACTGCGGTAAACGGTAACGTTGATACAGATAAATTCATTCAGTTTGTAAAGATTGCTCAGGATGTACACGTTCAGTCTATCTTAGGAACTGATCTATTGAATAGAATTAAAGCTGATATTGTAGCGAGTACTTTAAGCGGTAACTATCTTTCTTTGCTTACAAACTATGTTAAGCCTATGCTTATACATTGGGCAATGGTTGAGTATTTGCCTTTTGCAGCTTATACAATAGCGAATAAAGGTGTATATAAACACGAATCAGAAAACTCTACTACAGTAGATAAAGTAGAAGTTGATTTTTTAATTGAAAAACAGAGACAGATAGCTCAACACTATACACAACGTTTTGTTGATTATATGAGTTTTAATATGAATTTATTTCCTGAGTACAACTCAAATTCTAATGGAGATATGTACCCAAGAACGGACAATAACTTTATAGGGTGGATTTTGTAAATAAATAAACTATGAAGAAGTACAAACCGAAAGACAACAATATAACAAAGTTAAAGTTATACTTACAAAAGCAAAAAGAAGATGCCAAACGAGATAGGCTGGGGAGCAGCAGTAAGTAACTTAATTGGATGGGGTAAAGCAAGTGAAGACGGAGACAACTTTATAGATGAATCTGCTCTTGAATTATTTGAAACAGAAATAAATGAGTTCTTACTAACTCAATCCCCAACATTTGCAGATAACGGATGGGGCGAAATGTACGATTATTCATATTGGGGTGATACAATCCCTGAAAGATAAAAAATGAAAAGATGGCAGAAAAGAAGTTTTCAGAATTAACGGCAAAAGGTGCAACGATAGCAGACACGGATTTAGTAGCTATTTCGGAAAGCGCAGGCGGTGGTTCTTATGTAAGTAAAAGAGTAACAGGTGCAAATATCAAAGCATTGGTTACTGACGCCAACCTTACTACTACCGACATCACTACAAACGACGTAAGCACAACAAAACACGGATTTGCACCAAAATTACCAGGCAATACCACTACATTTTTACGTGGTGATGGTACTTACGCTACACCTGCAGCTGGCGGTCTAACAGAATTCACTGAGGCAGAAACTACAGCAGCACCAAACGCAACGGTAGCTGTCAACTCTTTGACTCCTGTAGCTGGTACAACGAATGCTGACTTCGCTATCGTGCCTAAAGGAACTGGAGCAATACTTGCTGACATTCCTGACAATACTGCAGCAGGAGGTGATAAAAGAGGAGCAAATGCGTTAGATTTGTCCACTAAAAGATCAGCAGCTAATCAAGTGGCAAGCGGTGCAAGCTCCATTGTTTTAGGGGAAAATGCCAGAGCATCAGGAAGTAACACTATAGCTATTGGTCTTGGAGGAACTGGTGCAGTTGCAACGAGTGAATCAGTAGCAATAGGAAGATGGACAACTGCATCAGGAAACCAAAGTTTTTCATCAGGTTCAAGATGTGATGCTACTGGATTAAGTTCAGTTTCTATCGGGGGTTATCAATATGGGGCAACAACCGCATCAGGGGAATCATCTTTTGCTTCTGGAGGTGCAACTGCAAGTGGAAACTTTTCTTTAGCTATAGGTCCAGGTAATATTGCAAGTGGAAATCATTCTGTTGCTACTGGAACAAATTCACATACTTTTGGTATAATAGGAAGACAATCTCACGCGTCAGGTGTTGAAGCAACTCAAGGTGATTCTCAAGTATCTAAATTTATTTTAAGAGAAAGAACTACTGGAAATACAGCTACTACGCTTACAAGTGATTCAAACGCAGGAGGAGCAAATAATCAAGTAATTCTATCTAATCAATCAGCATATAGATTCAAAGGTAG